CAGCACTACCTGGTACACCAAACTCAATTAATATTTTATTTACAGAACCAATAAAAGTTTCTGGACTTTCTATTTTATTTTTTTCATAAACTTCATCTAATTTTTCTGTAAGACCAGTGCCAGCAACAATATCTATTCCTGTCGTGGCTAAATCACCAAAAGAATAACCAAGACTTTGCGCTGCACCAAATACAGATTTTTCCATATCCTCAAAAAAATCTATGTAATCTTTTTCTTCTGGTTTATCTCTACCCTCTGCAAGATCCGTGATTCTTGGTTTGGATTTATCTAATATTGTAGATATATTATATTGTCCTAATGGAGTATTACTCGCACTTATTAAAAAATCAGCGGCGCCTTTCCATGTAAACTTTACCGGTTTACTAGGCCTTGCAATATTATTTTTTATAGATTTTTGAATTTCTGAAGCTTCTACTTCTAGATCTTTCTTTTTAAAGGGTTCCATCTACGCTCCCTGTGGTAATGTCAAATTTACATCGTATTGTTGATTGAAGGATTGAATGTCCTGAGTTGTCTGTATATTTGCAAAATCTAATAATGCCTGTTTACTATTAGCTAATAACATTACGATCTCATTTGATATCTCGTTTGGTAATCTTGCTCTTAGCTGTGTGTAAGATAAATCTTGCACTTCACCTTGTTCTTTTTCTTGCTCGACAATTGATTCCATCATTTTTGTTCCATCTCTATAGCCAATTCTGCCACCTTTTTTCCTTTCTTCTCTTTCAGGAAATTTAAATCCAGGTCCCATGATATCAACAGCATCAGGGAAGAATTTAAGTATATCTTCGAGAACCTCTCCTGCTCCTATTAATTTTAATATAAGTTCTCTTTGATACTCTTGATCTGTTTGTGCACCTCGATATATTGCCAGTTGATCTGCTTTTGATTTTTTCTTTAATTCAGCTATTTGATCATTAAGATCTTCTATTTGTCCTTTGTCCGTGATTGGTTCTAACTCATCAATTTTAGATAAAATTTGATTAATATCTGTCTGATATATTTGAGCTATAGCATCAGCTGCTTGTTTTTTAGAATATTGTACTTCAGATCCTGCCTTTTCCTTTGCCTCTGCAATATCTCTTTGTCCTTGTAATTCATCCATAAATAAATCTTGTGCAAATTTTGATCGATCATCAGCTCTTGCTAATTGTGCTGCTTGAAAAGTTTGAAAAGGCCCCTCTGCCGCTCCGGCCGCAGTCGCTAATAATCCACCAAAACCAGAACCAACAGGTGGTCTTTTTAATAAATCCAAACCAAAAGATGTTAAAAAACCTCCCAGGCTTCCTGGTCCAAAACCTCCTGGAGTAGAAAATAATGTTCTTTGAATACGAGGATCACTTGCAAGTTGAGCGGTGCTAATAGCTTGGTCTATATTAGGTTTAAAAGCACGATCTTGTTGATCATCTTGTGAATATTTACCTGGTTCATCTACCAAACCTCTTTTTGGTTTATCTAACCCAGATGTGATCCCTGTTCCCGCAGAGCCACCTATTCTAAACATCGGTCTTTTTAATATTCTATTCATCATGGACTTTTTGATACTGGTATCTGTTGAAATCTTTGCACTGGTGGATTAAATCCTGTGTATATACCAGCTAATGTTGATCCTATACCAAGAGCTGTTTGTAATGGTGTAGGGTTAGGCACGTTAGTTGACTGGAACTGTGCAGGGTATCCACCCATAATTCCTGTTACTTGCGCAGCAAATCTATCTAATTGTTCTTGTGGTAAGAAGGTTGCCTGTCTTGCCGCTTCTCTTTGTGCATCAAGTCGAGCTTGTTCTTGCGCCTGGTTCAGTGCGCCCAACTGACCTAAACGTGCTATATCTGTGCCTTGTAATGATTGTTGTTGTGCACCAAGAGCTGCTTGTTGACCTGCAAGTCCTGATCTAAATGCACCTAAACCTTGTGAAGCTTGTGCTAAACCAAATCTATTTGCAATGTCTTGCTGTCTAGCAGCTTGTGCTTGACCAAAACCTTGTTGCAATAGTTGTGCTTGTAATAAAGCTCTTTCTCTTGCTGCCCCTGTGCCAAACTCAGCGAGTTGCACTCCCGCCCGTCCTGCGCCGAGCACTCCCAAAGCTGCTTGTTGATCTCTTATTTGCTGTTCTTGTATTTGCCTATTACGATCAAATTCATTTAATGTAGTTTCAATAACTTGTTGTTGAAACGGGGACATGAATTGTTGAACATCTTGTTGAAAAGCTGGTGCTCCTACTCCAACTCCAGCTAATTGTCCAAGAGATAATGTTCCTAATCCACTAGCTAAATCTGCTTGAGTTTGTGCCCTTTGAACAAAAGGTTCAAAAGAACCTAAACCTGCTATTGCTCTTGCTTGTGCTTGTTGTTGTAATGCATCTTGTTGTGCTACTTGTGGTGCAAGTCCTGCTAAACTTTCTTGTCTTCTTGTAAAACCTCTAGCTGCATCTTGTCTAGCTGCAAAATCTGCTGCTGATTCACCTGGTTGTTGTGATATGCCAGCTAATCCTGTGGCTACTACGGGAACACCGGATTGTGCGGTTACCTGTGCTGCTAAATCTTTTCCTAAATCTTCAACAAATTGTGCGGGTAAAGTTCTTGTAGTTTGTACAGCCATTATAATACTTCCTCTAATCTTTGTGATGTTTGAAACATTTTACGTGCGCCTTCTAATCCTTGCGATTCTTCAGATACGTTACCTCCGGATTCGAGGTTCTTCATCATGTTATACATAACTTCTGCGCCTTTGTCCACATCTCCATCACCTGCATTTCTTACGGCATCAGCTGTAAATACAAACTCGTTTTTAGATAATCTAGCTGGTACATCATCTGCCTTTTCCATACGTCCAATAGGCACAAATCCACCCTCTTCTCTAAGATCCATTTCTTTACCACCCATATCTAATAGTGGCATAGTTTTCTTTGCTACTGGTTCTTTCATAGAACCACCTTCAGCTACAAATCTTCTTGCTAAAAACTGGTTAGGATTAGCTCTAATACGCGCTATGTCTAGACCTTCTCCTCTATTTTCTTCTTCCTCATCCTCCTCTTCTGGTTTTGAACTAAATGCTAAAGGTGCTAGTGATGCGAGTCCTATGGCTCGCATTGGACTAAACTCTCCACGTTTAGATATCAATGGATTTTTAGTAAGACTAAATAAATTTTCTAAACTAAATCCACCAAAACCTTCTTTTGCAAATGCTTTTGTAAAAGGTAATCTTCCGCCACCTCCAAAATAAGCCAAACCTCCTAATATTGCAGCTTTACCTACTGGTGATTTTACAATTTTCTTTACAGCTCTTGTTGCTTTCTTAACTAGTTTACCTAAAAAATACATCTGTCTACCTGATTCGATATCCATGATCCCACCTATTGGTCCACCCTCTGCCATAAATCTAAGTCTAAGACCTTCAGGATCTTCTGGTTCTTGGTTCATGTTGCTTGGTGCTTGGGCTTGGGCTTGTAGTGATGCTAAATATTCTGCTTCACTATTAAAACCTAACTGTGCCCATAAAGGTAAGATACCACCTCTACCATCTCTTTGGTTCATGGATAAATCTACAGGTTTGCCTGTAAATAAATTACCTAATCCTTTTAAAATTTTTATTGGTGCAGGCATTAAATTAAATTTTGCTGCATCAGTAAAACCAAATGTTGGTCTATCAATAAAATCTTCTACAGCTCTAACTCTAGCTTGTCTTACTACGTTTCTTTGATTAAGGTTTTGTTGTCGATTACCTCTGTCATCAACCGGTCCTTTATCTCTGTCTATTCCAGTATTACCAGCTCTGCCAGTTTCAGGTCCTTTTTCTTGACCCATATCGGAACCACGATAGCCTTGTCTAGTACCACCAAACCCCGGTTGTACTAACATACCGCCGTTTTGTAACATCTGTTTTGCTTGTTGTGCTCTAGTTATTGCCATCGTACCATCTTATTTTGTTTTACCGAATAAATCAAGACTCGGCATTATTACTCTTACATCTCTTCTAATGTCAGACTCAGGTATACCTTTAGCCTTCCACTCTTCATCGTTCTTATATTTTTCACCTGTTTTAAGGTTACTTATCTCTTCTATAATCTCTTTTGGTTTAAGTATTTGCATTACGTTACCACCTCTCTCGGCTGTATTTCTAATATTGAAGCTATGACGTGCAGCTCGTTAGCGTCAGCGGCTTGTACTTTAAGGATCTCACTCTCTTCCATTACAAGAGGTTGAGTTAAAAGTTCTGTTGATGCTTTAGATCCTATTGCTTTATCTTTAAATAAATTAAAGATAGCACCACTAGAGTTTACTAATGTTATAGTTATCGTGCTTCCTGATCCGGCATCTTCGGTTACTAACAATGATTTAACAACAGTTGTAGTTGCAGTTGGCACTGTATACAAAGTTGTAAGATCAGTTGTAGTTAAATCTACTTTTTTATTTTTAAAACTATTAGCCATTAATTTAAAAAGAAGTTAAACGCTTCTACCTCTTGTTTTAATTCTTCTTGAAATGTAGTATTTAATTTTTCCACAATAGCATCTAAGTCTCTAACTTGAGATTCTGCTGTTTCTAAATCATATTCACTGCTTGCTCTTGTTAATACTTGTACTATCTTTGCCATTATCTTCTTCCATCTGGTTGTATATCTAATCTAAATGTTCCTAATCTCCAACTTTGATTAGAAGACACATTAGATACTTTAAGTGATATTGCTCTAGCTCTAGCTCGTGTATCTACTTTCTTTGTGCTTGATGTAATATCAAAAGGTCCTAATGATGAACTTGCTTGTGTATCATTAGGAAAGTCTCTTAAATTTAATGTAATTCTAGTAGAACCTGTTTGAGATATAAAATCTGGTATAAATCTTCTTATCTTCATTAAAAATTCTCCATCACCTCTAAG